CAGATATTCGTCCACGGTTACGACTTGTCGGGAGACGTTGCGGCGATAGATAACGCCGGAAGTCCTCGGGAATTGTTGGATATAACCGGCCTCAATGCCAGCGCCCACGAGCGGGTGATGGGACTGTCGGACGGCAACCTCGGCGTCTCCTCCTGGTTCAATGACGCGAGCGAGCAAGAACACGCCGCCTTCAAGGGATTGGTGACCACCGACCGGATCGTCACCTGGGCATTCGGCGCGACCCGCGGGGATGTTGCCGCTTGTTTGGTCGGCAAGCAGATCAACTATGACCCGAGCCGTGGGGCCGATGGGTCGTTATCCTTTACGATAGACACCCAGGCGGACGGCGTCTCCCTGGACTGGTGCGACACTTTGACCACCGGCAAGGAGACCCATTCCTCGGCTGGCAATTCGACCAGCCGGGACGACGGCGCGGCGACGAGCGCCGGGATGGTGGCATACCTGGAGATCACCGACATCGACTCCGGGACGCCGACCGTGACCATCCAGCAGTCCAGCGATAACGGGTCCAGCGATGCCTTCGCCACGGTCCTGTCCTTCACGGCGGTCGCCGCGGCGGCGGCCCCAACGGCGGAACGGGTGACGGTGAGCGGGGCGGTGGAGCGGTATCTCCGGATCACGACAACCGGGACATTCTCCAACCTGGACTTCTGCGTATCGACCAGGAGAGGGACAAGCCAGGATGATGTCGCCTTCTAATGACAACGCCGGACGATGCCGTCCAGGAGGAATTGCGCCTCGCGAGGGAGGAATTAGCACGATTAAAGGCGACCGACGACAAGTCCGAAAAGATACAGATGACCTCCGGGGACATAGTCCGGCTGGTGATAGCGGCGCCGGTCGTGTTCACCTGGTTATTCCTCGGAAGCAGAATCATAATTTCAGCGACCACCAGCCAGCATGTTTTATCCAACGTCGAACCTTTGGTAATGACCCTCTCCATCTTGACCATCCCGGTCACGGGCATACTCCAAAGCCTATTCGCCGCACCAGGAAATGGTAAATGACGCTATTTGAGAAGATATGCCGGATGGTGGGAGACCGGCGGATACCGTCTCCCAGATTGCCGGCGTTCAAGCTGTTTCGGGTGGGCTTCGCCAACCGGCACGTTTCGACGGTCGTCGTCCTGGCGATCGTGGTCAGCGCGGCGGCGGTTAGCGTCGGGCTTTATTTCGCCATCAAGGATGTGGCGTCGAGTACATACAACTGGCCGGAGCCAGCCGAATACGATGTGACCCTCGACGGCTTGCAAACTATGGGCAAGAAAAACCCGGACTACCCGGACGGGACAGCCAGCCAAACTCTCCGAGTGGGTTTTAAGGACGGGACGCGTGTCGATCGCGTTGTGCTGAAAAACCTGGATTTGGGCAAGGTAGGTCTGGCGAAATCCTTTGAGATAACCAGAAACGCCACCACCGGGGTCACTGGCGCACAGGCTTATCTATTCATCGGGGACATCGTCATCACCAACAGCAGCGCGCCCACTTTGGCCTGGGGCAATATGGAACTGGGGTCTGTCACACTCGCCGCCAGGGTCGATGGACACAGCCAGGAGATACAACAGGACTCAACCGTGACTCAGATAATCATCGACTCAGATCGGGGATCAGGCACCTATACGGCCCAAGACTCAAAAGTGGACAGGGTGATACTCCAAATAAACGGAGCAACCAAAGGGGCCAGTATCGGGGTTTTGGAGATCGACAATGTGGACGCATCGGTTGGCTCGTGGACGTGGGATTACGTTAAGGCTGGCAGTTTGAGCCTCGACGGCACGAATGAATTTGGAAATTCTACGGGAATCGACGTAGCCAGCGCGACGTGGGCCGATACTATCAGCGCCCGGACTATCGTGGACAACCTTGTCGATGTCCCAATTTCGGTGAAGTAGTGAAGCATCTCGGACTCATCGGCGCCGTCCTCCCGTTGGTATTACTAGCCATCGGCCTGATCGGCTGGGTCTTGACCGTCCGGAATGACGTTACCGACGCGGTCAAGCAGATCACCGCCGTCCAGGAGGAGATCGCCGCCATCAACGAGCGGATGGAGAACGAGCGGACGCTCCGGACGAACCTCCACACCGACCAGGCGGGAGACCTGGTTACCATCACCAATGGACTCTCGGACAGGATAAGCGGCCTGGAGACCGACCTCGTCCTGGCTAACGACCAGATGGCGACGATCATGGGGGACCACGAAGGCTTCGCGGACGTACTCCGGGAGCTGGGAGAGATAGGGGTCTTGCCGTCCGGGGAGCGCCGGGATTATGGCGGGTATGGCAACCGATGACACGGAGGATAACCAATAAACTGAATAACGGAGTGGACCGGGACGGCTTCACCTTGGGGGTGACGCTGGACTGGAGCTATGTTTTCCTGGGGATATGCGGGCTTGGTTTTGCCGCCCTTCTTTTCCTGGTCGGTCTGGCTTACGGACAGGGTGTCTTATGCGACTCCTAGCACTGCCGGTCCTGGCCGGCATGTTGACCATCATCGGGAGCGGTCTGATGTTGGGCTGGTTATACGAGGGGCCGAGGCGGTTCCTTGCTAGGTTAAAGCGGCGATGTGTTGGCTGATTCGCCATTGGTGGCATCGGTCACCGCTCCGCTGGGAGGTCCGGCGTTGCCGCCTATGCGGTCGGCGGGAGTTGATGAAATTCCAGCCCGATGGGGCAGAGGTCTGGGTTAAAGGCTGATGTGCTGGTTCAACCGGCACTGGTGGCGCCCGCATCCGGAGGAGTGGTCCGTCCGGGTCTGCCGCATCTGCCGAGTTAGAGAGCAAGCGATGTATCAATCGGACACCGGGCTTTACTGGGTACGGTTATGAAGATGACCGCCCTCCGTCCGCAGATATTGGCGGCGATCGTGGCGGCGACAATCTTCTGCACGTTCACGGCCTGGATCGGATGGAAGCTCCAAGCCGTGGAAGTCATCACGGGATTGACCGGGGCATTTATAGGCTTTCTGGGCGGAATCTCCCTCCGGATAATCGACTCCGGGACGGACGAGGACAAGGAATGACGGGGCGAGGGCTACTGATCCATTTCAAGATGGACCGCCCACGGGACCACTGGCGGGAGGTGAGTTGCAAGGAGGTCGGATGCGTCAATTATGCGAATGGATGGAAGACGATCCTTCCGGTGGGCGATATAGCCAACATTGAAATGATACGCCGGTCGAATATGGGCTTCAGGGAGGAGCGCGAGGATGGATTGATTATATTCACCTTCGCAGCGGGTCAGGAGTGCTTCACCGGCCAAGGTGGAGGCCACCGGGTAGCGCTAGAGCGTGACCCGATAATGACCCAGGACTCGAGGATACTCGAACCGCTGCAGTTTATGGATCACTATAATGACCATATGTACAGGAGGAGTGTAAACCATGGCTAAAGAATCAGGTTTAGGGATGAGCGTTATCATCGACGATTCGGGCGGATCGGCCCGGACTATATCCAACGACATAACGAGCATCGACATCGCCACGCCGAGGGAGGAGCAAGACATCACCGGGCTGGACAAGTCGGCCAGGGAACGTCTGCTACTTTTGGCGGACTTCACGGTGGCGATCTCGGGCGTCTTCAACGATGCGTCGAATATGAGCCACGATGTATTCAAGACGGTCTCATCGACCAGCGTGGCGCGGACGACGACCCTGGCGGTCTCCGGACAGACCTTGCCGGGTGAATTGTTTTATACGGACTATGCGTTGAGCCGGTCGGCATCTGGGGAGTTGACCTGGTCGGCTCCCGGCGCCCTTGCCGGCGGCGTTGTCCCAACGTGGGCCTAAGTGGTGACGACTAACGGGACAACGCCCCAGACCAAGAAGGGCTTCCGCATCCCGGACCAGACCGCCCACATAACCTTCAGCGGGACGGACTACGACGGGGCCGAGATATGGGTCAAGCTGAACGTCAGCTTCGCCCACTACATCGCCCTCCGGGAAGCCGCCGAAGGTGACGACCAGGCCAAGATGGCCGAGCTATTCGGCGGCGAGGTCTTGATGGAGTGGAACCTGGAGGACGCGTCCGGGTCGCCGGTCCCGGCCAACGGCGCCGGGATGCTCCAGATTCCCTTGTCGTTGGCGATGCTCATCGTCCAACATTGGATCGAGGCGGTGTCGGCGGTGCCGGTCCCTTTGGAACCGCCATCCGGCGATTTAAGCACGTTGGCGGCGGCATCGACCGCAACGGGCGAATGATCAGCAAACCTTGGGAACTGGAGGAGGCCGAATTGATTGACGGCCTTTGCCAGAGATATAGCTGCCTGCCGTCCCAGTTGATGGCCGAGGACGTAACGATCCTCCGCATGGTGGCGATAGTCCAGGAGGGACAACCAGAGGGCGATGGCTAACCAGGTCGAGATACAGATAACCGCGGACCCGAAATCCGCGGAGGCGGGATTCAAGAAAACGCAGTCGGCCTTCGGCAAGATGGCGGACGGTATCAAGAAACACCGCAAGGCCATCGGCATCGGCCTCTCGGC